AGGATTGCATCCGTAAAGTCCTTCATGTCGTCCAATGATGTTGACACCGCTTCATTATATCCGTCAATCAATGTGATTACTTTTTCAAAGTCTCCCAGTTTCCGCTTGTTGTTAGCAAATTCAATAAGTGGTACCCTGTTAAATCCGTGAAGTCTGGTTTCCCCTTGTGCCTGTGGTGTCAATATCACTCCTTTGTAATCCATCACAGAATTAAATGTGTTGGCAGTCACAGTTCTTTCATCGTAAATCTCCAAAGTATAGACATACTCATTATTTTCGTTTTTCTCTCTGCTCCAACGGACTGCGTATTTGATATTTTTATCTATCGTATTATCCCTTATGACAAATACATCTCGAGGATCTAATACTTTAAAGTTTATTGTATTGTCTATATTTTTATACCATAATTCATATGAACATCCGAAAATCGAACAATTTTCCGCATGTTCAAAGTTGCATTGCTGCTCCTCTTCCGTAGCCAAATATTTTCCGACCATCTCATATTCATTGATTAGATTTTCCTTTAACAGCTTATAGTTTATACTTTTTCCAATAAAATATGCCGTTGCTATTGTTGTTATATAGCTCGGAAAATTGTGAACTATCTTACTGTCATGTTTATCTTTAAGCCTGTCCTGTTTTTCCAGTATTTTATGTTTCCCTGTATAGTAATCTTCAAGTTTCTGTAATCTCACTAAGTCTTTCACTAAAAAGTCCCACAGAGCTTTTTCTAATACCGTTATTTGCACCTATCTCACCCCCAGTATATTTTTGTTAATCGTAGTCATTCGGTTATTTCTCATATAATCCTCAAGTGCATATCTCATGGCATCCATTAAATGGTTAAATTCATCAATCGGTTTATTTATTGCCTCTCCAAATTTATCCTTGTCCCAGCTGTAGTTACTTATTTCCGTTATGAAATTAACACATCTTGGATGGATAAAAATCTTAAAATCCTGAATAAATTGAATTCCTGCGTTAATACTGTCTTTCCCTTTTTTAGATGCTTTAATCCTGTGAAGCCCTAAACCTCTTAATTGTTCTATGCTTTTCGGTTCTGCACTGTCGGCAGTTATTATTTCTTTCCTGAATCCGAGTTTTTCTATGCCGCTATAAATAGCCGTATTCTGCATTCCCTTTTGGTATATTTCATCAAAAACATAAATTTCTTTTTGTTCCATGTCCACTATCCCACAAAAAAAAGCAGCAGGGTCGTTAGTGTATCCAAAATCTAACCCAAATACTGCCTTCGCCTTTCGTCTTTTATTTAAAATTTCTCTCCAGTCAAATTCCTTTTCTTCCCAGTTCTCATAAACAAGCCCTTCAACTATTCCCCAGTTTCCCAAGCCCGCAACCTGATAACGTCTAGGATTGTTTTTCTTCATATCCTCAAATAGCTTTTTATCGCTTTCGTCAAGCCATTCGTTGCACATGTAGTTCGTAGTTTTGGCCATTATATTTTCGTCTTCAACATCGAAAAATCTCTTCTTAAGCCAGTGCCGCTCATTCCACGGGTTGAATGATATTATAAACTGCTTGAATAAAGGAGGTTCCACAATACCCCTAATACTTTCGTCAAGCATATTGAAATCCTGTTCTCTGTTTATTTCGTACGCCTCCTCGCACCAGCACCAGCACAAAACTCCCTCTGATACCGATATCGAAGTTATCTTAAGCGGATCGTCAAATCCTCTGAACAGTATTTTTTGACCTGTAGGTTTATACGTTATTTCAAGCGGGCTTTCCTTGAATTCCCAGTATTCAAGTACATTCAGTCTGTTTATTGCCCATCTTAAGTCCGAATAACAGCTATCCTTAAGAGTCCTATATACCTTACGAACTACTAAAGTATTCGCACCTTTATATTTCATCATGCTATGAATTATCCATAAAGCAATCGTCTTGCTTTTCTTGCTTGCCCTTGACCCTTTCACGACTTTGTATCTGCCTTTGAAATTCCAGAAATCCTTGTATCCTTTTCCGACTACTTCAGGCAGTCTGACGATTCTCCTACTCTTCAAGTTTGTCCTCACCCACAATCATGACAGGTAGGACTCCTTCAACTTCGACTTTGTCAGTAAACAACCTGTACCGTTTTCCTAGCAGTTCTGCCGCCTTTATCCTGTCCTTAAGTCCTATCTGCTTTTCAATTATCCTTGCGTCACTGCATCCGTCCCCCGTGCCTTCTACCACGACGACTTCTTCCTTCAGTTCGCCCCGCATCGACGAGGTTAACATCTCAAGCACTTCCTTGGCAGATGCAGTTCTTTCAGATTCTAATTTTTGCATTAGTTCATCAATATATTTTTTTAACTCAAGTTTTCTCAAGTTTTCACTAGCTATTCTATCTGCTGTCTTTTTACTATATCCAGCTTTTATTGCGGCATCAGTAGCATTTCCACTAGCTACGTAATACTCACAAAAAGCTTTCTGCCTCACATTCAATTTCAATGCTACTTCACCTCGTTTCTCTAAAAATAAAAAAGACAGCTTTTACACTGTCTCTGATAGTCAGGCGTATGGCCCATGGATCCCGCCTCGACAAAAAAATTATCCCAGATTTCCTAAACCCTAAATTTCCAATCTAACACATTATAACATATTGAAATTTATATACAAGGACACAAACCGGACATTTTGATTAATTTTTTTTAATAATTCATTATATCCTGGATCACATTATCTGAAAAAATTAATGTCCTCAACCTGTTGACAAGCCTGTTTTTCTGACGTCTTATTGTCCTTTCGTCTACTCCGAATTTCTCTGCTACATATTCAAGTGTCATTTCTCCAAAATATTTTAATTCAATAATTTTATAATATTTATCGTCCTCGATATTTTTTAGTGCGTTTTCCGTCATGTTCACGACATGCTCAAGCCGTTTTATCTCATTTTCACAGTTCTCTATCAGATTTTCGATTTTTTCGACTTCTGAGAGATATTTTTTAGTTGCCTGAACATTTACACCTGTTTCCTTTTTGGAAAGCACCACGGGGTCATTCTGTAATCCTGAGAGCCTCTCACGTTTGACCTCTATGGCCCCTTTTAGATATTTCAGCTCATACAGTAATTTTTCTGTCCTCTGGAACGGAGTCAGGTTTTTCTGAATCTTAAATTCCTTATCCTCCTTCAGAATCTTTGCCACTTCCTCCGCTATCGCTCTTGCTGTTGCCATTAATACTCCCCCTTTGTCCTTTCGTTCATGTTCTTAAGCCATTTTTCATGATGCACCTGTAAAAATTCCTCTTCTGTTGCTCCTAGATATTCTGCAATAAGTAATATGGTTGAAAAATGTTCGTCATGATTGTACAAAGCTGTTAAAAAATCAAGCAGTATTGTAAAGTCGTACTTTTCCTTTTTAAAAAATTCTTTTTTTAATTTGATGTCTTTATTTCTTATTCTGCTATCAAAACGATCATTATTAACGTAACTCAAAGAAAAATGTAACATATCTGACAATTCTTCTAATGCTTTTTGTTTATTAACTACTTCGCAACTATTTTTCCAGTAGTTCCATTCGCTTTTTACTTCCTGCAAAAATTCTCCTAATTCTGTGTGATAAGCTAATCTTATCAATCTAAGTTCACGTTTTCTGATTGTTTCCTTTTCATCAAACTTTTTGTCAAGCATTGCCTGTCTTTTAAGCAGTTCTTCAATATCAAATTCTTTCAGTGCTTCCATCTTTTTCCTCCTTCAGTAATTCCAATATTTCATTATAAGCTTCTATTCTACCTGTTGCTATGTGATAGGTTGGATCTCTTAATTCGTATTTTTTCCTTAATTCAATATTATCCGTTATCTTTTTCTTCAGCAGATTTATTAATATAGTTCTCATCATTTCTTACCTCCCGTATATTTTTCTATTCTCGCCTTTAAGCTCTGCAGCAGTTCCTCCTGTATGTCACCTTTACTCTGCAGCGCCTTCATGACGTCCTCGTCACGAGTATCGCTGCATACAAGGTGATGAATTATAACCTTCTCCTTCTGCCCCTGCCTGTGAAGTCTTTTATTTGCCTGCTGATAGAGTTCAAGGCTCCAGTTAAGTCCGAACCAAATGACATGGTTCCCTCCATCCTGTAAGTTAAGCCCGTATGCCGCACTTGCGGGATGTGCAAGCAGGATATCAATTTTTCCGCTGTTCCAGTCCTTTTCATCCTGAACTGTCTTGAGTTCTCTCACTCTGAGTCCCGACTTGGCCAGTGCACCTTTCATCCTGTCAAGGTCATGCTTGAAACTGTAGAACACCAGTGCCGATTTACCATTAAGTTCCTCCACCAGTTCCATGAACCTCTCGATCTTGCATTTATGGATTTCATGCACCTCCCTTTTTTCATCATACACCGCACCGTTACTTAACTGCAACAGTTTATTTGACAGTGCCGCCGCATTTGCGACTGTAATCTCTTCAAGGTTGTTAAGCTCCAGTATCATCTGTTTTTCAAGTTCCTCATACTGTTTCCGTGCTTTCGCATCAAGTTCCACATTGATGATATTGTCGACCGCGTCAGGCAGTTCAAGATAATCTTCCGCCTTCATTGACACACATATATCGGCTATCCTGTCCATGATGGACCTATCTGAGCCCTGTTTGAGTTCGTATTCACCGTACGGATTGTTTCCATATCTGTAAAAATTGAAATATCTCTCTCTGAATGCCGATATATTTTTTCCCAGCCGTTCACCCTGATCCAGCAGGTAGATCTGTGCCCATATATCCTTCAGCCCGTTCGGTGCGGGAGTTCCTGTAAGCCCCACAAGCCTTTTAATCTTACCCAGTACAAGCTTAAGTGCCTTGAACCTTTTGGCCTGATGGTTTTTAAAACTTGAAAACTCATCTATGACAACCATGTCGAATGGCCAGTCATTCCTGTAGTAGTCCACAAGCCACGGAATGTTCTCCCTGTTGGTCACATATATGTCTGCGGGGGTGTTCAATGCATTAATCCTTTTTTTTTCGGAACCCAGTACCCCTGAAAATTTAAGGAGCTTCAGGTGGTCCCATTTTTCCGCTTCCCTGAACCATGTGCTTTCCGCAACCTTTTTCGGTGCTATCACAAGCACCCTGCTGACCTCGAACATGTTAAGCTTAAGCTCATCTATGGCCGTAAGAGTTATTATCGTCTTTCCCAACCCCATGTCAAGCAGAAGTCCGACTTTTTCAGTATTTATAACTTTATCAATGCAGTATTTTTGGTAGTTATGTGGCTTGAACTTCACTGTGTCCCCCTCCTTCGATTTTTAGTATCCCGTCAATTTTTTCCTTGGAATCCGCTACATACACCCTCTGACCGTATGCCTTTATTTTTTCAATCTGTCTGTCCTGTAATGGTCTCGTTGTTTTTCCCGTTGCCTTTAGTTCCACAAAGAATACCGTTCCATTCGGCAGAAGGCACAGCCGGTCCGGGACTCCTGCATGTCCGGGGCTCACAAATTTATATGCGGTGCCTCCCATTTTTCTCACTTCAGACACAAGGTATTTTTCGATTATACTTTCCAGCATTTTTTGCCTCCTTATTTTTACCTACCTACAATCTTCACGTACACGCGTATATAGAGACTATAAAATAGGTAATTTAGGTAATTTAGGTGCGTATAGTAGTATTACCTAATTTATCTAATTTATCTAATTTAACCTTATATATGAAAAGTTTGTAGTTTTGTAGTTGTATTTAATATAAGTATTAATTTTACTGATTTTGAGTTACCTACATTCTACCTACAAAGTCACCTACAAACTACATTCTCAATTTTTTTAATTTTTTCTTAACCTACAAAGTTTGTAGGTAATTTTGAGATTGTAGGTGACTTTGTTTGTCACTTTGTAGGTAATTTTTCCACCTAAATTACCTAAAATATAAAAGTTTGAAAAAGATTGTAGTTTTTGTAGTTATACCTATTTATCTTTTTTTTTTGAACCCTCTCTGGTTGCCGTAATCACCGTACTTCAATGGTGTTTTATGACGTTCCCAGCCTTCCATGTTTTCAAGGATGCCGTTTACTTCCATACTGTCTGAATTTTTAATGTAAGCCTTTTTCATCTCGAAGCATTCGACCAGTATTTCTGCCGCACAGACTCTGTCCCTCGGAACTGTTTTTATCCCTGATTTGTCAAATCCTTCGAAGTAGTAGTTTTTTCTTTTGGCCGTTCCCCATTTATGCCAGTCTTCAGGGATTTCTTTCTCAAGGAAATCCTTCACCATCCCCTCCCTGGAATTTACGATTCTGTGTTCTTCCTGCTTCTGTTCCGCGATTTTAAGTTCTTCACCTGTCAGGAATAGGCTTTCACCCAGTACGTAGTTCATGTATGCTTCTGCCCATATCTGATCCCTTTCGGCATCAAGGTCTTTCCATATGCTCTTTTTAGGTTTTTCGGTTCCTACTTCGACTGGCCAGAACCTCCTGTTCCCTGTCCTGTCCCTTAGGAACTCACTGTCGTTTGAAGTTCCAAAGAACACACATCTTCTCGGGTATTTCTCGGTCACATGACCGTACGCTTTCCTATATATGTCATCCTGCTTACTCAGGAACTGTTTTATAAGATTGGTTTCACTTCTGTTGAATCCTGTAAGTTCTCCAAGTTCATTTATCCATGTTCCCTGAATCAATTCTGCGGCTTCTTTGCCTTCGAAAGTCTGAAGGCTGTCCGAGTACCATACACCTCCAAGTTTAGCAAGGAAAGTACTCTTACCTATCCCCTGCTTACCTGTAAATATGGGCATATAATCATACTTCACCCCGCCATCGATAGCTCTCGCAACCGCAGCCGTCAGTGATATTCTCATAACTGCCCTTGTATAAATGTCATCCTCCGCTCCTAGATAATCACTCAGAAGAGTTTCCAGCCTAGGCGTACCATCCCATCTAACACTTTCGAGGTAGATTTTCACGCTGTTGTACTTGTTCTTGCTTGACACTATGAGAAGAGCATCGTTTACCTTGTTTACTCCTGTAAGACCATATCTATTTTCGAGGTAGTTTCTCAGTCCACTGTCATCCACTTCCTCGTACTGTCTTACAAAGTTACGGCTGTCCCATGGAAGAGCCCCTGTAACCATTGCCCTGTTGGCAAATTCATCTATTGCAAATTTCCCTTTCAGGTTGATATCATTGTCCAATACAAGTTCCATATTTTTTATTGTTCTCGCATTGTTACCTTTATCGTTCTGTTCCAGCTGATCCATCCATGACAGATCTGTTGTTTCATCATCCACTGTTGTGAAATCCTTGGCCGCCTTTTCGTACTGTTCCCTGTTGAGTATTGCGGACACTTCCCTTATACCCCTCGCAAGTTTTGACATCTCGACGAATGACGGGAACCTGTTTGCGGGAGTCCCTTCCTTCACATCCGCATCCATGTCTGCAAACTTGTGGAGCCTTACCATGTCGAATGCATTACACAGCTTACCTCCCGCGGGGTCAGTGGCATGGTGCGAATATACAAAGATATCGTCGTATATTACAGCCCCTCCATAAGTGCTCCCCTGGGTGTAGGTCATCCTTTTCCCGTCATCGGATATATCGTACTCTTCAGAAATGAACTTTTCCACAGCTTCGGCTATGGTGAAAGTCTTACAGAAAGCTCCTATTATTCCTGATTTTTCAAGAGGGTTTTCCTGTTTTTTAAGCATTTTTTCCGTAATTTTTTCCGTTCCCGAAACCTGTGGCCACTCTGTCACATTTTTCCAGTCCTCATACAGTGCAAGTATCCCGTCAACTGACAGGGGAGCCTTTTCAAGGTTGAACTTGTACACATACCTGCTGTCCACCGAACAGCTTGGCCAGAACATCAGCCTTACAGGCTCAAATGTGGTAGGATCGCACATGGCCATACCTATCATCTGTGCCACTTTCCTTGCCACAGGCTCGTACTCATCGGGAGACATGCTCCTGTCTGTTACGATAATAACCCTTAACCTTGGTCTGCTCTCCATGTGCTTACGTGTGCTGTACACGGCGTAGGACATGTTAAGGCTTTCAACTTTATTAATAACTTCATCCGTTTTTCCCGGCTCAATGTTATCTAGGTCTAACGTTATTAAGTCCCTTGACAGCAGGTTCACATTTTTTCTTATACCGTCCTTAAGCTTTCCCGCGACAAAGCCCCCGACGTCCTTAAGCTCATCCTGTTTCGCCTTCGGCAGTTTCAGGAACTCCTCGAACTTCTCGGCAGTCCTTGTCGGTGTCGCAAGCCTCTTGACGAACTCGCTCCACAGAAGCTTTTCAATCTTCCACCTTGTCTCCTTCCTGCTGCCTGCGGTGCTTATCACTATTTCCCTGTTGTACATTTTTACCTCCTTCCTAATCTTTTTTATAATACTCCGTTTCAAATCCATCTGCCCTCAGAATCAGCCCTTTAGCCCATCTGAGTTCTTCTCCCATCAGGTCGCACACTTCCTCTACAGTGACGTCCATCGGGGCTTCCAGCACAACTTCATCGTGTATATGCATTACTATCTTATAGCCTTTATCGGTCAGTTTCAGAATTGTTGCGGCGAGACAGTCACGGGCTATTGCCTGCACGATGTTCTCCACGAGCTTTCCGCCATAAGTTTCCGCTGTTTCCCATTTACCTGAAACCTGATTCGGTGCCTTGTAGGTAATTACTGTCGCTCCCCAGCTGTTCTCCCTTGTTCCGGGACTGACATAATGGAGCTTACGGCCACTCGGTAGGGTCACTGTCAGGAAGTCAAGTCCTTTTGCAAGATCCCCTTCCCTTGAAAAAAGTATTCCGTTTACCGCCTGTCTCGTTCCGTTTAGCACCACTTCTGCGACTGCATTTCCCACGGCATACCACAGGTCAACTATTCTCTTATTTGAATTTCTCCACATTCTGACAATTTCAGGGAGTTCCTCCTCAGTAAGTCCCATATTGATTGCACCCATGGCCATAAGGGCTCCGCTTGACCCCTGATAACCGAGTGCAAGTTCTGCGACTTTCCCTTTCTGTCTTAAGTGGTAGTTCTCTTTGCCTTTTGCTATTGTAGATATGTCCACACCGAACATCTGCGATGCCGATGCCTCATATATTTTTCCGTGAGTCCTGAACACGTCAAGTCTCCATTGTTCGCCTGCAAGCCATGCGATTACTCTTGCTTCTATTGCCGAAAAGTCGGCAATTACAAATTTCTTTCCTTCCTCCGGAACAAATGCTGTACGTATTAACTGGCTTAAAGTGTCAGGAATGTTGTCATACAGAATGTCAAGAGTCAGCAGGTCTCTTCTTTTCACCATGTTCCTTGCATCATCAAGATCTGACAGATAGTTTCTCGGCAAGTTCTGTACCTGCACAAGCCTTCCAGCCCATCTTCCTGTACGGTTGGCACCATAGAACTGTAAAAGTCCTCTCACACGGCCATCTTCACAGAGGGCGTCTTTCATGGCCACATATTTTTTCGTGCTTGTTTTACTCAGTTCCTGTCTTATTTCAAGCACTCTTTTCACATCCCCTTCGGTTTCCTGGATAAGATTTTTAACTGTCTCCTTCTGAAGGTTTTCAACGTTTACACCTTTTTCAGTCAGCCATTTCAGTAGCTGTACTGTACTGTTCGGATTTTCAAGTCCTGTCAGTTCCTTTGCCTCATTCAGCAGATATCCGTTCCAGGTGTCACTCACGAACAGGGCACTTTCAACAAGCTCGCTGTCCACTCTTATCCCTTCGGCGTTCATCCTGATATCAGTATGCCAAAGCTTCCACTCAAATTTTGGAAGTTTTATCCCTTCAAGTTTTTCCTTTATCGACATTTCTGCCACCACGTCCTGCCTGTTGTACTCCTTATACAGCTCCCATTTTTCAGGCTCGTGATGTGGCATGTTCCTTGTTCTTCCGCCGTTCCTCTTCGTAGGTTTGCATGGAACGGAGAAAAGCCTTATAAGAGCCTTACCTGTTGCGGATTTTTTCTTGTCATTTTCAAATCCCATTGCCTTCCCGACCTTGTCCAGTCCTCCCGGATAACCCGCATAATATGCATGTATCATGGTACATCTCCACTGTTCAAGATTGGTCTCGTACCCTGCCTGGTTAAGACAGTACCACTCGAAAGCCGCATTATATGCCCTCAGTTCCGTTTCCCCGTCATGGAGCATCTTCACAATTTCCTCCGGTACCGCCCCACCTTGTGCAAGGTCTATCACTTCAACGGGCGACCCGTTGAGCGAATAGGCAAAAAGAAGGATTTCAAAATCCGTACTCTGTGCATACTTATACAGTCCTGTTTTTGAAATATCCTCACTGCTGTAAGTTTCAATATCTATGTTCAGTACATCCATCCGTTATCCTTCCTTTTTAATTAATATAGTTCTTCATCCTCAACCGGAGCGAAGTCCTGCTGGGCTGTTCTTCCTCCTGCAAGCGGTTCTCCGTCTGACACTTTCTGTACGTTCCCCAGTCCTGCACCTATTCCTTTTTTCCCTGTGAACATGTAAGGGAAAAAGTTTACCGTTATATTTGCATAGATTCCGCTGTAAATTTCAGACTGGTCCATTATAGGATTCACGTATTTATCCACTACCTGAGGTGGATAATCCATTTTTGCTGATGCCGTAAACACCCAGTGACCTTTGCACTCAGGTCCGAAAGGTTCACCGTTCTGTTTTACTCCATCCCCATCCCAAATGGGAGTTGGAACATGAGGTGGCTTGACACCGTTCCATTTTTCAGCTGTTCCTATTTTTATTGCCTCCGCAATTGCGGCATCTATTTTCTGTTTTGCGGCCGTATCTGATTTCGGTACAAGTATTGTCGTGCTATATTTTTCTTCCGCCCCCGGAGTTGCCGCATGCGGTTTAAATAAATGTACAAAGCTTAGTCTTCCTCTTACGTTTATTCTAGTGTTCTGATTTTTTTCCATATATTATCATCCTCTCTAATCTATTATTTTTTCAAATTCATCTTCTGCGTTAATAACATCGTTCACATACGGAGCCCTTTTATCCGACTCCAGCACAAGCGTAGGCTTACCTTTAGGCTTTATTATCAGTTCGCCTACGTAATCATTAAAATCTTTCTTACCTATTGCCCCTTCGAGCTGGCTTAAAGTAAGCATCTTACGTTCGTACATCAGCTCTTCGGCTATCCCTTTGTCCTTCAGTATCTCAAACGCTTTTTCAGTATCTGAGAACGTTCTCACTGACCTTCCTTCGACAAGCTTCCACCCTGGAACTGTTTCACCTTTCAGGATTGCCTGCTGGCAGTAGTTCTCAATGTCTTTGACCCATTTCACGACGTCCTGTGCCCTTTTAAGAATGTCACCCATTTCAGCGTTACTTAAAATGTTTCCTTTAAGCTTCATTTCAGTTTCGAGTTCCATATTCATTTCCGCCCTTGCCCTGCACACTGCCTTCGCCCTGCAGAACGTACATTGTCCCGGAACAAAATCCCCTTCGGCATTAAATGCCCTTTCGGCGTTAGGTTTAACTTCTTTTTCCGCCCACTCCATAAGTTCCTCTGCCGATATTTCCCACACCGAGATACTGTCCAGTCTTGGCTGTACAATACCCATATTGACTGTTTCTATATCATCAAACAGAGAATATTCGAGATATGCACCTAACGAATAGAGCATAAGCTGTGGGTTATTTTCCGCAAACACGGGTACACCTTTTCCATATTTCAGATCCCTTACATATAGAGTTTTGTCATAGACCGTTACAAAGTCGCACGTTCCGAATCCTTCAGGTACATATGCACTGAAATCCACTTTCTTCTCGATTGATGCCACTGCAGGTTTATCAAAAGACATCATAAGCTCCTTGATATGCTCAAGATAGGCATCCGTATATGCATCCATTTCCTGCTTATACAGTTTATTCGCCTTAAGCTTTTTCAGTCTGCTGTTATAAGTACGCGGACCCATCGGGCTTATGTATTTTGTCAGCTTGAGTTCTGAAATCTCGTGTGCCAGTGTTCCCTCCTCGGCATATTCTGAAGTTGTTTCAGGGAACAGTTCCTCAAGCCTTGCACTTGGATTGCAGTTCATCCATCTTGACGCCCCGCTTGCCGAAAGCAGGGCATGATCCCTTTCCTTATGGTTTATCATATTCTCACCCCTAATTCCCGCAAATCATTTGCAAATGCATCATACAGTTTAGGGTCAAGTTCTGTCAGTTTTGACAGGTTATATTTCCATTTTATCAGTTCTGCAACCTTTGAACCTAAATTCATTGTTGAAGCCTCATGGCATCCTGCCTTAAGCTGGTCATAGCTCCACCCCTGTGTTTCTTCCTTTGCAGGAGCTTCTGCTTTTTTAGGTTCTTCCTCCTTCGGAGTTTCTTCCTTTTTCTCAGGTTCCGCTTTTACATCATTTGTTTGCCAGTCCCCTGTTTTTATTTCTGTTTCTGTCTTTTCAGTTTCTTTAACTTTCCCGGCCACAGAAACTGCTATGCTCTGTACCGGATTTTTTTCCAGTCCTGTTAGTGCTTTAGAAAAGTTCTCTATTACTCTTTTACTTCCTTCTTCAATTTCAAATAAAACTTTTATTTCCATTATTCATTCCCTCCGTTATTTTTGTTATATTCATCAACCGGTATCCATTCGATGTTATCGAATGCAAATTCTACCATTTTAGTTATCACGTCCACTTTGCTCCATCCTGTCTCATTTGACACGATATCAAGCAGGTTATGGGTGCTCGACCTTATTCTTATAGGTACTCCGTAATCCTTTTCATTTTTCATTATTTTCTTCGGTAATCTGAGTTTTTCCATCTGTCCTCCTAAAATATTATTCCCTCAATGCAAGTGGCATCAGCATATATACCCACCTGCTGTCTGTTTCGCCTCTTACAAGCACCGCATTTCTTTCGTTTGACATTTCCATGACGGTCAGACTGTCCTTAGATTTGCTTAAATAGTCCGTCAGAAATCTTAAGTTCAGTGAGATTTTTAAGTCTTCTCCTGCCTGCATCGTATCAATTGTGTCTCTGTATTCAACGGCAAATCCGTCCTTTGCCTTTATTGTCAGCCTGCCTCCCCGGAAGTCAAGTATACCTCCGTTTTTCGCCTCCTTGTTGTATTTCGCAACTGTAAGCCCTTTTCTGAGCGATACATGAAATACTTTCGTGTTCAGCATCACCTTTTTGTCGTTTTTTAGACCTTTTACTATCGCCTTGTAGTCGGGGAAGGAATAATTGACATGATTAGCCCTAATTTCAACACTCCTGAGTTTGAAAACAATCTCTTTACTGTTAGACATTACCTGTACAGTATTTTCCAAACCTTGTATTTTTGACTTCACTGCTTTGATTAATCCTTTTACTGCTTTTAAAGGAATACTTGCACATATCTTATGTGCTTTCGGTTCCATTATTTCCGTTTCACACAATGCAAGTCTGTAAGTATCTGTTCCTACAGCTGTCAGTTTATTATCTTCCGTTTCTAATCTTACACAGTTTACCGCGAAGTTCTCGGGGTCGCATGATGCCGAGAACTCCACTTTTTCCAAAATATCTCTGAGTTCTGTGCTTTTTATTTTAAAATTTAACGCTTCCACGATATCCTCTTTAAATCCTGGATTGTACTCATGTAAAGGGATTTCTGAGGTGTAATTTTTTGCCGTAATTTTTATTTTGTAATCATAAGCTTTAATTAATAACTCCGTATCAGGAGCCTGTTTTAACACAGTCCTGAACATTTTACAAGGGATGGCCACCCGTCCTTCTTTCACCACATGCCCGTTAATTCTGACTTTCGCACCTGTCACGGAGTCAGAAGTGAAGATTTCAATTCTGTCATTTCCATCTGTCCTGATATAGACAAGCTTAAGATGTTCCATGCATGCCCTCTCGGTGCTTATGAAATTCTCGGCCACTTCGACTGCACTGAGGATTTCTTTTTTTAATATTTTTAATTCCATATTGCATTTTTCCTTTCCAAGTGATATACTTTTATTAATATATTTTGAAAATTAGTCGATATTGCCAGTATCGGCTTTTTCTTTTTCCGCATTATCCCGGTAAATTTCATCGAGAATCATGTAATAATCCTCAATTGTTTCGTAATAAATTCCTTCAATTTCGGGCATTTAAACCACCTCCTAATATTTTCTATTAACATAATACTCCTGCGTATTCATCTAACATTGCATTAAGTTCTTCTTTTTTTACTTGAAAATCTGTAAAAAATGCTGAACTTTTTGTAAAATGCTTGTTTTCTTTAGTATGCAAAAATCCATTTGGGATTAGTAATATGTAAGAGTTTTCCAATTTGTCATCTTTATTTCTATTTTTTTCATTTTCTAAAAAAATTACATATAAATCAGCTCTCCCATTACATCTTGCAGTCCAGTGTCTTGCTTTTGATTCCTTATTTCTGCGACTCTTGTAGCACGAACTGAATTTCACGTCTATTGTTATGTTTTTGTACATAAAATCATACTTTGGATTATTTACTTGCCAGTACTTGTTAGCATCCACCGCCTCAGGCACCAGTTTCTGAAAATATTCTTCTGCTTTTCCTCCGAGTCTTGCACTTTCACTTCCATATTTTATTTTATCCTGTATTTTTAATACGCCACTTGATAACAGTTTTATATGTGCCACTAATGTAGGTAAACCACTTTCCTTTACCGCCTGATGGAAATTCCCGCATTCCTTGTATATTTCCACAATATCTTTTTTCATTTTTCCACCTCCAGCCTGTATCCATTTTTTTCCGCCATTTCCAGCCATTCTTTAAAACTTAGAACCATTAAATTTTTCATACCCAATAAGTTCTTTAAATACGATTTTATTGGGTAGAAATGTTGTCTTTCCATAATGAACTCGTTATTTTTATACAATTTGTATTTCATTTTTACCCACCTCCTTTTTTAATTTTGTAGACTTTACCCATTACTTTAACTACATTCAGACCTATTTTTGTTAGTTCCGAGTTTTCAGAAATCAACCTCCTCCTGTTCAGCATCAGCAGTTCAGCTCTTGACACAAGCAGAAGATTATCAATACTAAGGTTCAGTTTGTCACCATCAGCAAATATGACGGAATGTTTCTCCGGGATAGGCCCGTGAGCCTCTGCCCAAATAAGCTTATGCTTATACTCCCATAAGTTAGGCTCCGCTATTTTGGTTTTTACATAACCGTCAGTGGTTATGATGTCCTCGCCGACATTCATTTTATTGGCGGGTACATTTCCTTTTCTGAAAGTCGTCCTGTTACCTGTTCCAGGAAACTTTTTCCCCTTATTTACAGGAACATGTCCTTTTTCAAAACGGCCTGTCAATCCTGTAGAAATACCATGATTCCCTAATGTTTCCTTGAGCTTTTTTGCGTCTATCTGGCGCTCAAATTTTTTGTTGAACATTTCCACAATTTCGTGATAATGCCTTCCAGGTGCGATTTCCCGGATATAGTCAAGTTCCTCTTTGGTGTAACGTCTCGGTGCTTTTTTAACCATTTCCTATCCCTCCAGCATCTTAGGGAGCTGTAAGTCCGCGTTCAGCCCTTCATCCTTAAGCTTTATCGCCCTCAGGACAGTGTTGGCGTTGTCGATTATGGTGGATGCGACCTTCACGACCGCCTCCGACCTGGCCACTTCCACGTTCAGCTTTTCTTGAGTCATTTCCTCGTCACTGAGACGTTCCAGCTGTGCAAAGAGGTGATTATTTAAATCTTTTAATGTATTCTGCATATCCTTCCTCCTTTAGTCCCATTTTGATTCTTTAAAGTACATCCATGTTATGGCCACTAGTGTTACCCATAGGCCATGCACTACTAATTTAACAGTAACATCATCAGCAAACGATTTTGTCTGATTAAGTATCAGAGCTGTTATAAATATGCCGTACCACACAAGTGCTTTTTTAGTTTTAGTTTTCATTCTTCTTCCTCCCATTCTGCCAGTTCTTCCAGTTCTTCAGATTCATTATTACAATTTTCACACCAGTAGCCCTCCGTATTTCCTGTCCTGCCTCCAGGACAATCAACTATACTTCCTTCGCTGTCTAATTTGCAATTATGATAATTTATTGTCTTTATTACAGTTATATCGTTTATACTTCCACATTTTTTACATTTCCAGCTCATTTTTTATTCACCTCCTTCTTTAATCATATCCGCCGCAATGTTATTTGCCAGCGAATGTACAAGCTTTGTCACGTCGTCCCCGTTCACGATTATCACGGGAAAGTTCCCATATTTCATATAATGTTCCACGGCCTCCTCGGGTATGTGGTAGTCCCATCCGCCCCTTGGTCTTGAGGGGGTAGGAGGTACTGTCTGTATTGCCGTTCCGAACTTAAAGTTTTTCTTCTGCAGTCCCATTCTTACCAGCTGTATTGATTTGTTAATGCGTTCAGAGCATTCTTTTACGGTTAGAGTATTGTTTTTCATATTTCCAAGATCCTTTCGTTTCGATTTTTATTTCGGTGTTTGCGGCTAAACATTTTGGCTTATAACCTCTAAGGATTCAAAATCTATTAATCTTAATGATATTTTTTGAACCTTTTTTCTGTTACAGCAGTCGTGGGAGTATTTTATCTCTATTTTATCTGCTCCTATGACTTCCTTGTCATCAAGAAATATTTTTAAGGGTATTCCTTGACTGTCTTTTAATATCTTGATTTTATGACCTTTGATTTCCATTCCTTAATCACCTCACTTTCTTTTTTTTTTTAATTCTCCTCTTTGTGCTATAATTTATTTGCCAAAACAACTTATAACAGAAAGGAGGTGCCGCATTATGGTAGCTCATGAAGAAAAAGCTAATAATCCTAACGATTTTGAATCTTTAACAGCTTCTCAAAAAGAAATTCTGCTAGACTGGTGCGATTTAATAGGTAAGATTTCAACTATTAATAAAAAGCATTCGTCATACGGTTTAAAACACATTTTTGAAAAATCTAAAAACGGATTTTATGTTACAAATGGAATGTTTAAAGGAGCAATGCTGAAGCTCGGATATGAACATGAATTATGTCATCCTACCAGCCCTAACTGGTACTTTAATATTTCCGAAAAAGGTATTAAATTTTTAATCCGTCAGAATGAATTAAATAAAAACATTTAATTCTACAGTTTCACATTCCCATAATTCATATGCGATGACACCAAAACTATTTAGATAATCTTTTAGATAAGATTTTCCGGTTTTTCCTTGCATTCCTGTTATAATTATGGGAATGTTCCTTTTTATGGCATTTATTATTTTTTCTTTCTGTTCATCAGACAGGTATTCAGGAAGTTTAAAATTTTTCGGTAGTCGTCTGAAGATATTTCCATTACTCATTTTTTTATTCCGCCTCTCTTTCTTTAAATAATTTGTTTCCTATTAGGTTACGAACTGGATAAAAAAAATTGAAGTTGGGTTTTTGATATCCAGTAAATCTACAAGTTTATCAATATCATTTGTAGTTAATGTTCCGTTTTTTAATCTATTTCTAAATGTTCTTACTTGCAACCCTATTCTTTTAGCTACTTTTTCTTGAGTATATCCTTTACTTATCCATATTTCTCTTAATCCATCTTGGTTAATCATTGTATCACCTCTTTTCTTTTTGTTTCCTATTAGGTTATAAATAAGATACCACATTATTTTTTTATTGTCAATACCTAATAGGAAATTTTTTTTTAAATTTAAGAAAAAAAACGTTGCATTTTAGGAAAAATATAGTATAATATCAGTATGAAAATAAATTGAATTGGATGAGGTGTGACATGGAAAATTCAAAATCAAGAAAAAAGATAAAACCTACTGAAAAAGAAATAAAAAGAGCTGAAGAATTAAAAAGATTAAGATTAAAATGCGGGCTTAGTTTAGATGAAGTTGCTCAAAAATTGAATATTTCGAAAGTAACTTTATCAAGGTATGAAAATACTGATATCACTAATATCCCCATGGGAAATATTGAGCAACTTGCAAAAATATATAAAACTACCCCCGCTCATTTAATGGGCTGGGAAGAAAAAAAGGAAACTTTCAATCCCTATTTCGTTGACACTTCTATTCTGACAGAGCTGGAGCTTGAAGAGTTTAACAGAGTTACGGGAGTTAACAAGCAACTGTTTTTTAATGATGTGGACGAAGAACATGATATGGCCTTGTTTAAACAGGCGGTTGTGGACTTATTAATTAAAAAGAGAGAAAATAAAAAATAGGTGGTTAAATTATGGCTAAAAGGAGTTTTAAGAAACTTGCAGAAAAGCTTATGGAGGAACATGGAACAACTGACCCTTTTAAAATTGCCGAGCGTGAAGGAATTCAGATAATCTACTTGGATTTTAAGGCATGGCTCGGCTTATACACATGTATTGACGGGGTTAAAACTATTTTTATTAACAGTAATATCCCCAAATTTTCGCAGAAGATAGTGTGCGGACATGAACTTGGCCATTCGCAGCAGACTTTCAGGGAGGCTGTGTTCATGAAGGAAAATTATCTCTTTGGAGTGAATAAGCTGGAAACAGAAGCAAATGAGTTCGATGCGACGATTATTTTTTCTGAAGAAATAAATGATGAGGATTTGACTGAATTTGATATAAATCTGTTAAATGAACTGAAAAAATATTTATAAAAGGAGCGATTTTATGGAGAGTAATAAAGATGAAGGAAATAAAGCTTGGGGTAAAAAAATTTGGTTAGACCTGATAGAAAAAGCAAAATTTAATCCGTATGTAGTCGGAATGGTTACTTTCTTTGCCGTACTCACTTTAATTGCGGTTTTAATCTCAGCTGGAAGCGGAAATACGAGTAAATCTACCACAGCAGAAAAACAGATAGAAGAAAAAACAAAAGTAGACACGGATTCTGAAAAAAGAAGAATTTACGAAGAGTTAATTAAATTAGAGGACTATCATTTACCAAGTTGGAATGCTTTATCCGAAAGTTTAGCCCAATCAAACAGGTATGAATCTTATTCGAATGCTCGAAAGTCAGAAGATGTTTTAATTAACATATGGTCTAAGATGAGAGATATAAAATGTAATACCACCGGAGACAGCATATTCGACGAAAAATGTGAAGAAATTTTAAAGCAGGCTAACAAGGCATATTCGGCGAAACGAATGGCGACCAAAGAATTGATGGAATGGTTGGATGATAACTCACCTAAAAAACTTTATGAGGCTGAAAATGCTATGGAGTATGCCGTTTCAGAGTGGAAATCCTATCAAATACTGTTAGCGAAAAATTTCCGTTAATATCAGTAAATATCAGTAAATCTATAAAAAGTTATGTAAAAAAATTAAAAAAAAATTACAAAACTATAGAAAGTTGTGTAAAAAAATAAGAAAAATTACAAAACTATAGAAAGTTGTGTAAAAAAATAAGAAAAATTACAAAACTATAGAAAGTTGTGTAAAAAAATAAGAAAAATTAC